CGTCGCCTTGGTAGACCAGCCTCATCAAGTAACCTTAAGTAACGCCTAGTGGCGTCATTGCTGCGCGGAAAAACCGTGGAGCTATGCCTTGTAAAAGGTACTGCGGATTCTTTCGAATCCGTAGGTCTTGACGAAGTGATTAACCAATAGTTTAGATCCCACCAGGGATCTAGGGAAGTGATAAGATCTTTCTCATCACAACCGACATAGCAATACTGTTCTAGACGCTGCAAAGCGTCGTTGAACCGGATAGGTACTCGCACCGGTCGACTCATCTTAGGGGAATTACCCCTATAAGCCTGCGGAACGTATTCCCCTTTACGGGGTATACGCTCAACATGCTTTGCATGAATCCGCGATACCGCGAGAAACGCTCGATACATTAACCTACTTGCGTCATTAACCATCAAACATGATGGGCAACGATTTGGGTTGGTTGTGATACCGATCGGCCATCCGAGGGAGTGAATCAAACTCTCGTAGTATAGCCTCACTCGTACTAGGTGTGGGTAAAAACGACTTAACCGATTAAAGCCGTCAATCATTGATTGAAGGTCTTCAAGTCGGATATCGTTTAGATCTACACGCTGCCGGAAGGGCGTGACATCAGTGCCGTGATAGGCATCGAGTCCGCATGACTCCCGGAAGTAGCCAGATACGAATGACTTAGACAGATTCACCTTCAGGTTATGAATCTGAAGGCCATAACAAACAGCCGAATAATACGCTGCCGGGACAATAATATCATCCCCAAACACGCGTATTTTCTTGGCGTACTCGTTCAACGTCGAACAGTCGACGTATTGACTTGGTAACCAACCATCTGCGTCAAGCAGAGTGGCGATGACGATCGTCGCACAGACGGCAGAAAGAACCGAAAAGGTCTTTCCGTCGCCCATGGGTGAGAACATCCGAACTTTCCGTCTACTCCCGTTAGGGAGTTCGACGTAACTCGGACGTGTACGAGCCAGGCGGATATAATCCGACCTGTGACAGAGGAACGATACCAGGCTCAGCGGTATGCGGTCGGACGCATCGGATAAATCCAATGTCGCATGACTGCCATCGTACGAACTAAGGTGCGCAAGGGCCCGTGAGGGCTCCTGATCATCGAAGTCGATACAATGTTTTAATGCTGAGTTCTCAAAACAAAGCCGTAAGGCCTTGTCTTGAGCTAGCTGAACCATCATCGCCTCCTTTGAGGAGACGAATACTCCACGCACACCCTTCCAGTCCTTAGGGACTAGAGTGAGGCGTGCATGGACATGACGGTCGGCCCTGGAATAGGGGAATAGACGTG